CGAGAACGCAGCCAAGAAGGGTGCCCGCGAGGAAGTCAAGGCGGCGAAGGCCGCCGAGCGCGAGGCCAAGGCGGCGGCGAAGACCGACTGATGACCTCGTTATCAGAACAGTTCTTTGACTTTGTCAACGAACGTGAGTGGATCCGCAAGCGCAAGCTTGCGGATCTACTAGCATCTGAAAGGGGAGAAATTCCACAGGGTCCGCCCTGGACGGAGGATCCCATCCTTCAGACCTACAAATTCACCAACGTTCACCGGCATCACGACCGGACGAGTGCAATTCTGCGAGAGGAGTTCTACGCTCCCCATTTCTACGATGATCCGGCGGACATACTCTTGAACTGTGCGATCTTCCGTTACTTCGGAACTTATGAATTCGCTCGTGCTGTTGGGTGGTCTACCACGCATGATGTAGACTGGGAACACATCAGGCTCTTGGCCAAGCTTCGATTGCGTCAAGGCGAGCGGGTATTTACTGGAGCCTATGTTATCACCAACGGTGGGATCGCTGCGCCCAAGCCTGACGTCGTGATCGACTATTATCTCAAGCCACTGCACGACAGAATCGACAAAGTTATCGAGGCCTCCCGTGGCATGTATTGGGAGGAGACAGCGGACTGGATGAGGTCCAACCTCTTGGGCTTTGGTGGCACGGGTTTCATGACCAAGGAGGTCCTTCTCGACACCACTTACACCGGTTTCTGGGACAATATAGTGGAACACCCAAGGGACGGCACGTTCAGCTTTCCGGACGACTGGAATGACTGGACTCCCATTGGCCCCGGCGCTCGCCGTGGCGCGGCCCGTGTCTTGGACACATGGCCGGGCAACCCCAAGGCGGCAGTCTCTGAGACAGTAGCTCGTGGGGTGATCGACGATCTGGTAACGGACCAGATCTTCTACTACGACCACGATGACAAACTCGTGCCCACGGATATCCAGTTTCAGTTGTGCGAGTTCGACAAATACGAGCGCGTCAGGCTCGGTCAAGGTAAACCACGAAGCAAATATAGAGGGGGCACTACATGATTACTTTCGCCATCTACTGGATCGGCATGTATGGACTGATCCTCTACACTTATGATACGGAGAAAAAGGGGCAGATGCACTGGAAGGTGCTGCTGTGTCTGCTTCCCATCTCCTTATTTCTTCCGGTCATGTTTGTATTTCAAGTGCTCAAGTCTACTAATGAAAAAACGGGAGATAGTTAGCACTTGTCTTCTGACTAGGCCGCGTGGTAGGTTACACCATAGCAAATAACGGAGCCAACCCATGAAGATTTGCGTTGCACTACACTCATGCATGGACCTCGGTGGTATCATCAACCACACCGAGCAATTGATCGGAGGTCTCCAGGACCTCGGCCACACCGTTCACCTTCGCGAAGTCTTCTGGGGGCGGACAGCCTACACTCAGAAGAAGTCCGCCGACATGGTCTTTGGGCCGAGCGGCATTCCCCATCACCAAGGCAAGGGCTGGAACTTCCATCGTGACCAGCGCATTCCCTACAAGGGACCGGCGCTCAACGGTGCGATCCAACGCCTCCAGGAGTATGATCTGATCATCTGGACGGTGCCGGTGCCGCCCAAGAACAAGCTCAACATGGGCAACTATGACTGGCCCGCGCTCTATGATACCGGGGTCAGGCAGGTTGCCTTCATCCACGACGGCAACGCCAAGTCCAACTCCGGCCACATCCTCGCCATCCAGGATAACCTTTCTGCGTTGTGTTGCGTTCATCCGTGTGCGTTAAACGGGGCGGACTTCACCAGTCTGCCCCGTGCGCTCACCCTGAACCCGCAGTTTAATCCGGTTCGGCCGGTGCCAGACTGGAATGAAAAACTTCCTGGCTTCATCAGTATGCAAACGTTTAAGGCATGGAAGCACGCCCACGAACTGGTCGGCGCTATTAAGTTCATGCCCGGCAGGCGGACCATGGAGATGCGGGACATTGCTGGCAAGGGCATCGAATATCAGTATCTCACCAGCGAGGACAAGTGCAAGGACGCCTATTTCCACGAGGATGGTTCTCGCTTCTGGGATGCGGCTCTTGCCAATGGCATGATCCACCATGATTATTGGGATGCGGATCAGGTCGACAGTCGGCTTCAGCAGGCTCGTGTCTTAGTTGACCCAAGTTGGTCCAACCGCTACAGCAAGATCGGCGGGCACTTTAACCGCGTGGTGGTCGAGGCTATGATGCGGGGCTGTGTGCCCGTGGCTCGACAGATGGGGATGGGTGAGGAGCTCTTCAACCAAAGTCACTATATCAGTATTCCCCAGACCGCAAGCCTTGAGTTCTATGCTACCGTCGTTCTCGAGGCGGGTAATATGCCGAAGGCGGAGGCTCAGCTTTACCGTGATGCAGCTTACGAGCTATTGCCCAAGTTCGAGCGTCGATTGATCGCTCGGCAGGTCATTGATATGGCCCACGGCAACTACGACATGCTGCCGCCGAGCGATGGGCCGACTAAGTCCCATTACGACAAGATTGACGACCTCCTGTTCAACCATTTTGGAGTTGTTCTCTGATGAAAATCATCAACGCCCACAACGTGGAAGACGCCCTGTTCCAAGGCATGAAGCTGATGGAGCAGCAGGGTGTGAAGCGCCCAAGCCGCAACGGCCCGGTTCGCACCTTTGACTGTCCGGTGACCACTATCTATAATGCTCCGACGGAAAGGGTGGTGTTCTCGCCGGCACGCGACGCCAACCCCTTCTTCCACTTTATGGAGGGACTGTGGATGTTGGCCGGGCGCAACGATCTCGCTTGGATCAGCCAGTTCAACAGCACAATCGAACAGTTCAGCGACAACGGTGTCCACTTCCATGGTGCTTACGGCTACCGCTGGCGCAACCATTTCCCGGATGATCTAGCAATTAATGATCCAGGTGTTGCTGTTCTGGATCAGCTCGCAACCATTGCCAACATGCTCAAGGTCAATCCCGACGATCGGCGGGTGGTGTTGCAGATGTGGGATCCGACTGCTGATCTTGGTATGAAAGGCAAGGACTTCCCCTGCAATACGCAGATCCTGTTCCGCATCAATCCCTATGGCACGCTGGACATGACCGTGATCAACCGCAGTAACGACATGATCTGGGGTGCTTATGGGGCGAACGCCGTCCATATGTCTATGCTCCAGGAAGTTCTTGCGGCGTGGATCGGCGTCCCTGTTGGGCGTTACTGGCAGATATCCACCAACCTCCACGTCTACGAATCTGTCTACCAGAAGCATATCGACCTATTGACGACAGAGTCATCGGACGCCTACTTTACGAACGTCGATACGTTCCCGATGGTGAACGGCGATATCGCCAGGTGGTTCGGTGAACTCGAGATGTTCATGTCGTGTGGTCCTGTCATGGGATACCAGGATCCTTTCTTCAGGCGGGTTGCCAGTCCTATCCATTCCGCTTGGTTCAAGTGGAAGGACAAGAGCAACCCGAGCCGAGGGGTGGAGGCGATCCAAATACTCGACAATTGCATCGCGGCGGACTGGCGTCGGGCCTGTATAGAATGGATAGAGAGGAGAATGTCTTGATTAGTCTAGTCAGAGCAATCAAGTTCGCCCGGGAAGGCGCGGCTGTCAAGCGGTGCCACACCATCCAGTTCATCGGAAACTATGATGTCGGGGGGCACTCGTTCAACATGCTGGCCATGCTCCGCATCTGGAAGCCCGACGCCAGTCTTAACCTTGTTTGGGCTATCATCGAGCACGATGCACCCGAGCGGTCGACCGGCGACGTCCCTGCTCCGGCCAAGTGGGCTGGGATCATAGACAAGGACGAACTCAACCTCGTCGAAATGGAGATTACCACACGTATTTTCGGCGACGATAGTTGTCAGAAACTGACTTTGGAGGAACTTAGTTGGCTCAAGGCGCTGGATATCCTCGAGCTCTACCTGTGGTGCCGTGATCAGGTGGAACTCGGCAACCGCAACGCCCTGAGCATGATGGCTCGAATCGAGAAGTTCATCAACAAAAACAAAGCGAGCTGGCCCAAGGAGTTCAACGAACAATGGGGCGAGTTTATGTTTGCAGATTGGACCCCGGTCCCCGAACTCGGAGATGACGAATGAGCGCGAATGACAGACAGCCGGGAGGCACTCACTATCAAGGCAACAGCTACCAACATTGGGATTGGGTCGCCGAATGCCGCATCAGCTATCTCGAAGGCTGTGCTACGAAATACATCGTGCGACACAAGAAAAAGAACAAAGCCCAGGATCTGGAGAAAGCCATTCACTTCGTGGAAAAGATCTACGAGCTTATCGACAAGGGCTACAAGAACCGCAGTCTATTCATGAGCCTTTCGATGGATTCACGTCATTGCAGTGTGCTGACCGACGACTTCATCATCGGCGCCGATCTCGACCATAATCAGGCGACGATCGTTCGGCTGCTCATGAATTGGGAAAGCTCTGGCGACATCGCCGTAACGCTGAACATACTGCGGCACTATATGCTGGCCTGCTACCCCGTGGCCACCAAAGAGCAAGCACAAACCCTTGCCAGCGCCACCACAGCCGCCACCCTTGCCGCCCCCACCGATGCGCTGTGTGGCGCTGGGGGCGGGCCAGTGCCGGGGCGCAGGGCTTGCACCGTTTGTGGCACCACACTGGTCGGTGAGGTTTGTCCAAAGGTAGGGTGCTGTCAGCCAGAGGTCATCGGAAAGGCTCCTCGTCTGAAATGGAAGAAGAAAGCAATCGACAGCCGCAGTCCATGGGGAATGGAAGATCCAAGAGGCTACGAAGGGGATGATTAAATGGCAAAAAGAAAGCACGACCCCAATTCTGGAGGCTCTCTGCAGATGTCTTTCTTTACGCCAGAGTGTGACTGGAGACCAACTCCCGTCATCGATCTTCCGTCGTGGTCGGGGGCAAAGCGCATCGCGATCGACGCAGAAACTAAAGATCCCTCTATCGGGAACAAACTTGGAGCCGGTCAACATCGTGACGGATACACAGTGGGATGGGCTTTCGCAATCGATGGCGGTCCAAAGCACTATCTCCCATTCAGACATGAAGGCGGTGATAACCTCCCTGAAGAGGAGGTTCTCCGATATCTACGAGGAAATATCAAACACTTCGATGGTGAGTTCGTCGGCGCCAATCTCGCCTACGACGTTGACTATGGAAGTAATGATGGCTTTGACTGGCACCCGGAGGCCAAGTTCAGAGACATTCAAATCGCTGACCCACTATTATATGAGCTCCACTTCTCATATTCCCTCAAGAATATTGGCGAACGTTATGGTGTAGAAGCCAAGAACGAAGGGGTTCTGCTTGATGCTGCTCGTGCCTTTGGGCTGGACCCAAAGAAGGGGTTATGGCGACTGGCTGGACGCTATGTCGGAGAATATGGAGAACAAGACGTAGCCTCGCCGCTTGAGATCCTGCGAAAGCAAGAGGAAAAGATAGATGCTAACAATCTCCGCCAAGTCTGGGACCTCGAAACCGACGCCCTCCCCGTTCTCGTTAGAATGCGCCGACGAGGTGTCCGTATCGACTTTGATAAGCTGGACAAAATCGAACGCTGGGCCGAACGCGAGGAACGTAGTGCTCTTAACTTTATCCATCGCGAAACTGGCGTCCGAATTGGATTCGGAAACGTATGGAAGCCTGGAGCTCTCGCTCCTGCTCTCGAGTCGATTGGCATCCGACTCGGAAAAACAAGCACGGGAGCTCCACAGATTGACAAGGCGTTACTTGAGGGCGCAGGTCATCCGGTCGCTACTACCATTCTCCGCGCCCGTAAGGTCAACAAGATACGAACTACTTTTGCTGCTTCAATTCATCGCTACGCAGTTAACGGACGTATCCATTGCCAGTTTCATCAGATCGCTCGAGAGGATGAGAGCGGAGATCAAAAAGGGGTAAGGTATGGACGACTCAGCGCAACACATCCCAATCTTCAACAGCAGCCGTCTCCAGATAGAGATCCTGAAATTGCAGGAGAATGGCGTAAGATCTTCCTCCCAGAAGAAGGCGCTCTGTGGGCTTGTAACGATTACAGCCAACAGGAGCCCCGATGGACAACACATTTCGCAGCAGTTATGGATCTCCCTCGGGCGCGTGAGGTTGCTAAAAGATATCAAGACGATCCATCTACCGATAACCATGAGATGATGACGCGGCTCATCCATGGTGATGAGCAAGTGGATAAGTGGATTGCCCAAACAGCGAAAGCCTACAAGATCAGCCGAACCTATGCAAAGCAGGTCTTTCTCGGTGTGTGCTACGGCGAGGGCGGGGCCAAGCTGTGTGAAGATCTCGGCAAACCAACACGATGGGGTCATATCTCTGGTTGGGGACAAAACCGACGCACGGCATTCTTTGATACAAGAATGGAAGCTATGTCTGCTCGCATGGATCAGGGCACGGGATTCATCAAGGAAATGGCCGGCGAAGAGGGCCAGTTAATCCTCGATAAGTTTGATGAAGAAGTTCCTTACGTGCGGCTGCTCGCCAAAAAGGCTACCGAAAAAGCCGAGTCCGTCGGCTTTGTCAAGACCGTTATGGGTAGGCACCTTCACTTCGAGCAACGCAAGGATGGTTCTTACGATTACACACACAAAGCTCTCAACCGTGTGATCCAAGGCTCTGGTGCTGATCAAATGAAAAAAGCTATCATCGAGATAGATAGAGCCGGTTATTTTCTGCAGTTGCAGGTCCACGATGAGACCAATAGCAGCGTCGCTGGCCGTGCCGAAGGCAAGGTTATCGGTAACATAATGCGCGACACAATCAGCGACACGTGGGTCCCGTTCGCTGTTGATACCGAGTGTGGCCCGAGCTATGGAGAACTATCATGATCTACTATGTTGGGCCTCACCTTTACGAGAAACTCAAAAAAGCTGGGGTTCCTGAGCATATGCTGTGCCTGACGAAACCGTTACCAATTGATCCAGATATATCCATCTGGAAAAAATTGGCGGCTTTCGCATCACGTTAGGATACTCTTTAACATTCATGGAGGAATACCAATGAGCTGGTTTATTATCTTGCTGTTCTGGAATCCTGTGATCCAGGATTACGAACTCCCTTCCAATTGGGTAGCGTCTCCGATGACAAGTCATGCCCGATGTGACCACAGACTTCAATATATCGAGCAATATCTTCCTTCAACTTCCCCCGACGACGAATTTCTAGTCGGCTGTGTTCAAGCCAATTCACTGGAAGCCGCCGTCGCTATCTTGAAGGAAACAAAATGAGCACCAAACACCGAGCTTGTCTTATGCCCTAGCATTTGCTAGGGTGTGGCCCACAACAACCTAAGGGAAATCCAGATGAAATATCATGAAGAGCATGACGTGTTCTATCTCGGACACGGCGACCCATATGTCTTCACCGAGCAGAAGCGCGACTACGGGCGAGTCGCCCATCGAGCCATCGGTGCAAGGGTGCTGGACTTCGGCGCACACTGCGGCTTTTTCAACGTGTTTCTCAACCGCACAGCGATACCGGCGCATATCACTTCGGTGGAACCTGACCCACGGGTGCAGGAGGTTCTCCATCGTAACTGTAACATGGACCGCACTAGGATCATCGAGGCCGCGGTCGTCAACAA